TTCTGCACGAAGACAGGCAGCAGGACCAGGGAAAAACAAACTCTTCATAGATTTACCAGAATTACGAGGCACTTCTTTTCCTGAACGACTAGCATCAGGTATTAATAAAGTGATAGAAAAAGAAATAAGCGTATTCGGTAAAGGCGCTAATGTTATTAGAGCCTATCTTTCCTACAACAGGCTTTACCGTCAGTTAACTGCTACTGGAGATGACAGTGCATTGTGGATTCACGGTGTGCTTAGAATGGCAGATGATCCTAAAGGGGCAACACAGGATTTTCTTTGGCACTTAAAAGCGTACCAAGCTGATGGAGATAAAATTCTAGGTGCTTACATAAATGATTTTGATCAAAAAGCATTGAATAATAAGAGGCTGACTTCAGATTTATGGGCGCAATATGGACTAAGAGTCGGTGGTGTTGATACCGAGTATCAATTAGGTGTGGGATCTACTAAGTTTATACAAGCTGTTCCTGGAGTCAGGAATGTAGCAAACTTGTCTAACCGATTGTTTGGTTTCCTAGGTGACAGGATGCGTCTTGAGATGGCAAATGGTGAACTCGACAGATTGTTACTTGAGGGAAGAACAATAGATGAAATTAGAAACTCTGATTTAATTTATCAAATTACAGATTCTATAAACAGTGCTACAGGTTACTCGTCTACAAAGTACGGTGGTGACATTGCAGACATGGTTACATATGCACCAAGGTTTTTTCAGGCAAGAATTGAAAACCTATATCGTGCAACTATAGGAATCGCAAAAGATCCTGTAGGTGCTGCTTTAGAAGCTGTGCCAGGTAGCCGAGGAATAACAAGAAACAATACAGGAACTAGTCCTTTGAAAGTATCTGAAAAAGAAAGAGTAGCCAGAAGAGCTATGCTCAGGTTGTTGTCAGGAGCTGTTGCTATAACTTATGCAGCAAATTCGACACGAGGATACGAAACTGATTTTAATATTTTTGCAAAAGATAACAAAGGTAATTGGAACTACAATTCCAACTTTTTGAGAATTCAAAATGTATTAGGTCAGGACATATCTTTGTTAGGTCCATACGATTCTCTACTCAGACTTATGATTACAACAGGTTCAGGAACTTATCATCTTGGCAGAGGTGGAAATCCACTGGATGGACTTAAAGGTATAGCTGCAGGCCCAATCAGCCAAATCAACACACTTTTTTTAACTAACGAACAATTTGACGGCACACCTATTGAGGGTAAGTTTATTCCTGGTACTCGACTTCCTGAACAGCCTGATGCACTAGATAGAGCTACTGCAAAATTAGGTTGGACTCTCGAATCATTTTTACCTTTTGCATCTGAGGGATTCACAAGATTTGGTGAGTTTATGGATAAGGGTGAAACTGCAAATGCTTTTGGTAGTTTGCCTTTAAGTTACTACGCAGTAAAAAGTAGTCCCTCTAGCTACACTGATACTATGAGATTAGTGGCTATGGAATTTATCCGAGAAGGTACTGAAAGTCCTACTGCTACAGAAGGTGGTCCTAAATGGGGATTCCAAAACTACACACCTGAAAACCCTTTTGATGAAAGTTTTAAACTCGAAAACCTGAGCAAAGGTGAGCGAGACATACTATCCCAAGACCCAAGGGTACAGGCAGCACTCGAAAAACTTAGTGCAAAAGTTCCTGATGATCTTTTCAAGAGCATTCTCAGAATTAGAGCAAATCTTTATTGCTAATGAACAAGACCTTCTCGTATCGATTGAAGGTGACGCATATCCCAACATAATTGCAGGTCAGATACAGGAACTTAAAAAGAATAACGCAAAGTCGTATGAAGATTTTGAAGTAGCAAACAAAGAAATATTAGAAGAAAAAGAAAAAATAAAAGAAACCAGATTTGAGGTTAGAGCAGATTACTGGGGAAACAGATTAAGCGAAGTAGAAATTAGTATAGATGTTCAAACAGGGTTTATTGACTATGAAAAATTTGAGAAGGACAGGGAATTTGTTATTTCGTTAGCTGCTGAAGAAGANGAAAGATTCAGAACATANCTGGAAGGTACAGGCNCAGGCACATACTCAGGTGAAAGATATGAGAATGAACAGGTACGTCAGGCAGTTGAAGAGTACGAAACCTTTTTAGAAGAAATGGCAAGACCTTACTTTAGCTCAGATATGCGTGTAGCAAAAATGATTAATCAAGAAGAGATTTACAGAAAATATTTAGAGTCTCCTAATAAATCTCAATTTGTAAGCCCATTAATTGGTGACAACAAAAAGTCACTTATAGAGTTGATTCAAGANGCTGCAAAAATAGATAGGGCTAGATTGCTTNNAACTGATCCACTATTAGAAGCTAATTTGTATATGTATGGACTAGAATCTGGCTTTGCTAAATCTAACTTGGTACAGCAAATGCTGAAGGAACTCAAGAAAGAATCAGGCTCTGACCAAATAGATACCAGAAGAATAAAAGACTACATTGACCAAGGGTTCTTTGAAGGACCACAGTACGACTGATGGTTACAACTGATAAAGGAATAAGATGCCCCAACTGCAATAAGAAATTTGCAGATAAATTGATAGGTGAATTGTGGACTCGTTGCATTAGATGCAAGCTAGAAATCCATATTCGCTTTGACAGAAATGGATATGTCGTCTTAGACTAAGGNCAAACAGAAAACTAAATATACAATTTTNAGCGCACAAGCTGCCATGAGTTAATTCTCAGGNGGCTTTTTTTTTGTTNTTAAAAAAGGGGTAGTAAATGACATTACAGAACTCGACAGCAGGATTTGATGAACCAGTACAACCTAGTACAAATGGAACAGGCAACCTTGCTCAGAATGAATCTGCGACTCCCTCGGCAGAGGCAGAACCAGTGACATCACAAGAGCAACAACCCACCATGGAATCCCTGCAACAGCAGATTCAACAGATGCGTGATGACCTTGAAAAAGGTAATAGGGACTACTCTGCTCTTAATGGCCGATACAAAAAGGCTATGGAAGAGAAATCATCTACGGATGAAATTGCTGACTCGATTGCAGCTCTGACAGGGACAGTCAATGCTCTAATAAAGCACCAGGCTACCAACGATGAGCAAGTGCTAGCTGAGGAGCTTGAGAAAGTTCAGGCAGATACAGCTAACAGATCAACGAGCAGATCCTTTACAAACGCATCAGCTGAAATGGTTCGTGAGATAACAGACACAGTTGAAGAACTGGGCCTCAACCTTGAAACCTCCGAAGAACTCGCAGATTTCAGGGCTTTATGGACACCAGCCTATCAAAATAATGATACCTCTGGACTATATGCAGCATACGCAGAATTCTTGAAAGTCGCTAGACGATTGGANAGAAGTAAGCGTGAAACTGNNGTTGAGGAAACAAAGAGAACGGCAGATGAAGAGAGGCGAAAGCAGAACGAGGAACTTGGTATAAACGACCTGGATTCAGGTGTGGGTATGCCAGTATCTCCCAATGGCCAATCTTTACTTACCAGACTTGGAAATTCTGAGACTTCAGTTACTAGAGAAGAAATAGCAAAAGCTGCCGAGGAAATGCAAAAGCTCGGCATCCGATTTTAATAGGAGAAAAAAATGGCATCAGGAAATACAGTNACTGATTCGTTAGCTGATTCGATTCCTACTATGATTGCATCTGCAAGAATTGTCAGGGAATTTGCTGGCGTAATGCCTAACCTTGTTGACCGACAAAGGTTAGACGAAAACACAGGTACTGTTTGGAATGAGGTTAGCATGGCTAAACTCTCAGCTCAGGCAGTTTCTGAAAACACAGAATTAGACAACCCACAACAAATGGAAGACACACTTTTTAGTATTACTCCAACTGTTATAGGTGTACATACAGTTATCACCGACAGGGTTGCACTACGAATTAGCAGTAATGCTTATGCCCAAACAGGGTCATTGGCACAGAACGCTATTGAAAGAAAGAAAGACCAAGACGGACTTACAGCAATAGATGGAGCTACTACAGCTCTTGGTGCTGCAGGAAACGGNTTGGACTCAGGTGAAATTGCTGCTGCAGCTTACAGGATAACTTCTAATACAACAGAACCAGCTCCTGCTAATGCTCCAATTAACGCAGTATTTCATGGCTTTCAGTTGAAAGACATTGATGATGAATTAATCGCTGCTGCAATTGACCAAACAGGTGGCGCACCTCTAACTGCAGGTGTAGCTGTTGAGGCTTACCAAAACAGATACAGAGGAACTATTGCTGGGGCAAGACTTTATGAAGATGGAAACCTTACTATCGACTCTTCTGACGATGCTAAAGGTGGAGTTTTCTCAATGATGGCTTTGGTGTTAGTAGAAGGTCGATCACCTTACATGGAAACTAAGAGATTACCCGAGCTTGGTGGCGGAGCTACAGCAATTTTTCACTATGATGAATTTGCATATGCAGAAAGATCAGCTGGGAACTGGTTGTATGAAGTTATTGCAGACGCAACAGCTCCAACCAGCTAATGAATGAAAGAAGAAGGATTTGGTCAGATAAACATGGACCAATTCCAAAGGGGTGGGTCGTTCATAACCTGAACGGCAATATGAGGGATAACAGGTTAGAAAACCTAGCTTGTATCCCTCGTAAAACAGAACACATAAATGAAGTAATCGCTCCCTACAGGAAGCGAATAAGAAGATTAGAGCTAAAGCTCGAGGAGATATAAATGGCAACCGTACAGGGACCTATAGGAAAGATTGAAATATTTGAAGACTTTGTAGGAGCTGAAGTTCCTATAGCGTTAACTAACGCTTTCGGAAACATCGGTTCACTTAGAGTTATAGGTGATGGATTAGCAGAAACAGACTCAGGAATTGTTGCATTGGATTCTGATGCAGTAAACGGAGTTGCTCAATTCACTACTACTAACGAAGACAAACACGCTGCAGGCGTAACAACATCAGCAATGTTTGATGTAGGAAACATGGGAACAATAGTAGCTGAAGCAAGAGTAAGACTACCTGCGATAGCTAACAGAGAAGTGTTCTTTGGTTTCAGTGATGTGAATACTGACACAGTATCTTTGGAAGACGATGTGTT